CCTATAGTTAAAGAATGTATTCATGAAGTTCTTTTAGAAGAAGGACTCCTTTCAAGTGTGGTCGCGGAAGTGGCCAAAGGTATGCAAGGTTCTGTGTTAACAGAGAATCATGCGCCACCTCCACGCGAGCATACTCCCCCAGCCCTGCCGCCCAAGCAGAACAATGCGCAGCGCCAAAAATTAATGAACGCAATCGGTGCAGATGCTTATAATGGTGTAAACCTGTTCGAAGGAACAGATGCGATGAGTTCCTATGAATCTGCGGAACCGCGCGCCGGATCTGTAGATCTAGGATCGCCGGCCGATGCGGGTGTTGATATTAGTTCCTTAATGGGCGGTGCATCGCGCATGTGGAACGCAATGAAGTAGGTGATGGATGAAAAAAAAAGGCGCACATGTAAAAGTAACAGCAAAAGAATGCCGCGGCAATCACGAAAAAATGATTCGGCGGTTCATTAAGAAAGCAAAAAAAGAAAAGATTATAGAACAATACAAAGAGCGCCGATACCACAAGAAGCCATCAGTCAAGAAAAAAGAAAAAAGAATGCGCGCTATTCGATTACGCCGGCGAGAGGCCTTAAAACGCCTTAAAGCACAAGAAAGACGCAATAGAAAAAAAAAGTGACTAATTACAGTGAACTACTTAAAAAAATAGGAGATTTATTTCATTATGGCTAAAGGAAAAAACTTTACACCATCCTGGCACATGGAAGTTGGGATGAATCATACCCCCGCATATCAAGTAAGCGGAATTCCGTTTGCTAGCGGCGGCATTGATGCAACCGGTACCACTCAAGAACTTCCCTTTCCGTATGTGACGCGATGGGTTGAGGTATATAACAACGGCGCCACCGCCCTTAAGGTCGGGTTTTCTAAAAATGGAATTGATGCTCCCGGCGCTGTCAATTATTTCCTGCTTCCCGGGGCCGGCTCAAGTGGGCGCCTGGAACTCAAGATATCACGACTGTATCTTAATGGCGGCAACGTGGGCACAGTAAGTGTAGTTGCCGGCCTAACATCAATTAGGCCTCAGAAGATAGCTCTCTCTGGAGCCGCTGGCCCTGTTTCGAAACCCAGTTGGTCAGGTTCGGCCGGAGTAGCATAAGCCCATGGCTAAGTTTGGCTGGGCATATATAGACTGCGCCGATTCAGGCAGCGATGACGGAGGGGCTTTTGGGCCCACTGGCTCCGTCCAGTTTATGTCTGGTGCCGGTAACACTACCGGCTCAGTCAACTTCATGTATTACAGCGCCTCTGGCGGCGGTTATACTGCTAACACTCTAGTTCTCTCGGGGACCTTAGCGGTCTCCGGCACCATTTCCGCGAGTATATACCACGTCGAGGATATTGCTCTCGTTGATGCGACAGGCTCAACTTATTTTGGTAACAGCGACGACGATATTCACGTCCGAACAGGTAGCATGTATGTAGGTAAAAGCAATGGTACCCAGATTTTTAATGTGGAACTCGGAAGCGAGCAGATCGCCTTTGCCGGAGCGCGAGGACTATACACCGCGATCGGCAGCACAGGCACCACTTCTTCAAATGCTTCCTATATTTACGGAGTGACGGCCGCCGGGAACGTAGAAGTACGCATTCACAGCGCCGCAGTAGCACAAGCCGGCGCCGTTTATGTAATCAAAGATGAGGTAACATCCCGGGCAGGGAGCATCACATTATCAGCTTCTGTTGGTTCCGGCGAAACCATTGATGGGGGAGCTTTCTACAATTTGGCAGGCACAATGCCGGCTATTAGTTTATATTCGAATGGTACCAACTGGTTTGTCTTCTAATTATAGATAGGGAGAGCCGATGAATGGCCTACAATGTGATATCCGGTACCTTAATCGCCGCGCAAACATATGCGCCTGAAACTTACGTTGTCGGAAACATTGTTTCTGGTAATTTAAGTAACTCAGACGGCGCCAGCATTTTAAATATCCCGCGGGTGTCAACACCGGCTAGCAACGGTATAGTGCTTAATACAGGCGGAGACGCCAATGCCCTCCGGTGTGATACCAACCTTATCTTTGACGGCACCACTCTCTCGCTGACAGGCGATCTGACTGCGAGCATTGCCATATCTGCGTCTTTCTTTGAGGGAGACGGCAGTCGCCTCACCAATTTGCCTGGCGGTGGCGGCGGAGGCACGGGAGCCGGCATTTTCACAGAAGTAAATGCAACCAAGGCCTACACCACAAGCAGCATTCAAATTGGTAGCACCTCCACCCCCGCACGCCCCCTTTCCGTTGCCGGGGCATCCATCTTGAGTGGCGCCCTAATTCACAAGCGCCATACGACCGCATCGGACTACACAATAACGGTGAGCGATTACTATGTGGGCGCCGACACAACCTCTACATCAATCAAGTTGACGTTGCCGGTGGCCTCTCTTATGGGCGATGGGCAGACGATCGTCATTAAAGACGAATCGGGCAACGCTGATTCGAACAATATCATTGTTTCCGGCTCCGCTGCCGACACTATTGACGGTCAAAATTTGATAGTTTTAGAGTCTCCATATGCAGCAGTGTCCCTTTATTGCAATGGAGTCAGTAAATACTTCGTATACTAATTCTTTATAGTTAGACGCAGACTATTTATAAGTGGACGGGTGGGGGCACCATAGGCTTTCGGGCCATTGGTTTGTCTTGCCTGTTCGCCTAAATATAAAAACTAATAATATGGAGGGTTTTAAATATGGCTTATAAATTTCAAGAAGGAGACGCGATCCTAAGTGGCGCTTTGTCACCAGCTGCGGATAACGACTCTTCTATGACTCTTGGTGCCGCGGCGGCAGAGTGGGCGTCGGCGAATGTCACGACTTATTCTGGTTCTGGTAACCTTACGATGGGTGGTAACCTATCTACCGGTATCTACGGTCTAACATCTGCAGGGGCTGCAACCATCGCTTCGATGGCTGCGAACTGGACGAACGCTGGCCGTACTGTTGCCGATGCTGGTATTCTTAGCACTGTCGACATCGACGGTGGTTCTGTCGATGGTGCTACCATCGGTACTGCTGTCCAGTCTTCTGGTAAGTTCACCACTCTTTCGGCGTCTAGCACTCTTCAATGTGCTGGCAACTTGTCTGTTGGCGAATATGGCTTAACTTCTGCGGGTGTGGCTACCATCGATTCTTTCGGTGCTAACTGGACCAACGCTAGTCGTACTGTCGCGAACCTTGGTACGGTCACCGATGCTACCTCGATTACCACAGCTGCATTAGTGGCGAGTACTACATTCAACTCTAATGGCAATACTGTTCTTGGTAACGCTACTAGTGATACCATTGTGACCACTGCTCTGGTCTCTTCGTCTTTCTCACCGCACACTGATAGCGCTTTCGATCTTGGTACAAGTGCCAAGCGATGGAGCACAATCTACGTTGATAGCATCGTTGGTGCATCAACTGCGCTTGATGTTGCGCTTGTCGCCGGCGGAGCAACGATTGCTTCCTCTACTGACTTCGCACTTGTCACATCTGCTGGTACTGTTACGATGCCTGCGGCCAGTGCTGGTAAGTATCTCTACATCAAGTCCGGCATAACCGGATCCGTTGTGCTAGCTGCTGCTGGTGGTGACGCCTTCCCAGAAGGTGCACCAACTCTGGCTGCTAGTGGTTCAGCTATCGTGGCTATTGCATACGATGCTGACTCTTGGTTCATCCTATAATCACTTTTTCTTGCCTTTGGCGAGAAACCTGATTTTTTCTTGGGTGCCTCCTTGTGGGGATCATCCTCTTTTTTGTGGAGCTTAAACATAAAATAATCTATTTAGTAAAGAAGGGGTAAATTATGGCTTATAACGTATTAAAGGGCGCCGTCGAAGGTTCAGTCGATCAGCACGCCGATCAGGAAATCGATGGAGTTAAAGTTTTCAAAAGCACCATCAGCGCTAGCGTGTTCTATGATACAGATGCGGATAGTCCGTGCGCGACCCTTAAAGACGTAGCTATCACAACCATTACGGCGCCCCAACAGCACGCAGTATTGACTTATGGACTCAATCAGACTGCCAACGCTCATCCGGATCTTACCTTTGACGGCACGACTCTTAAAACTAATGTGGTGTGTGCCCAGAAAGTAGTTGGCTCAGCCGCTTCAATGCGGGATATTCCCCACAACAAGTTCACGGAGCCCATTAGAGCCGCCAATATCCATTTTGGGCGCGGCCTGAAAGATGTGCGCGGCGCCCTGCAGGTGAAAGCAGCCCCCGGCATCACAATTTCTGAGGAAGGAGTGGGCGTTCGAGTAGGCGCCTCGGGGGGACTTAAAGTTGCGCGCGATCATCTCACCATTGATCCGCACCAGACAGTGAGTATTCAAGCCGGCGGCCAAAATTTAAGCGACAACGACTTATTGCTGGTGTCTGATACTTCTCGCGGCTCTCTTAACCATACCACCCTCAAGAATTTATACGATAACTACGTCAACGTCAAAATCCCACACCCGGCCGGCCCCATTGACGCAATTCAACTAAAAGGCAAGTCTGGATTTACGTCCTCTCCGCACCTTGCATATGATACGATCCAAAATGTCCTGAGAGTAGAAGGAAAAACATCTACAGGGACCCTCCACGTAGACAATAGTTTAACGTGTGGTGGTGCTGTTATCACCAATGTTAAAAAAGTGATGAGCGAGACCTATGAAGTAGAAAAAGATGATTATACCATTTTGTGTGATTCATTCAACAACCCCGTAACTATCACTTTGCCAGCAGCCTGTAATCACACCGGGAGAATGATAGTAATTAAGAAGATCAATCAGCGGAAAGACAGTCTTCGTTCCTTTCCGGTAGCGATTAAGGTTGAGGAAGGAACGATGGATATTAGTGACACGATTGTGTTAAAAATGAATTACTCCTCTCGCATCCTTCAGTCCGACGGCGAAAACTGGTGGGTTATTGGAACAAAGGGCGCTTAATAAGGTGCTTTAGATCAAAATCATACTATTTATTTTTGAATTAGTGTCATTTTAGGAGTTAATTTATGTCTGATTTGCTGAGAGAAGCTATCGTAGATGCGCAGATGTTGCGAGAGGCCGCATTAAAGAACGCCGAAAGCGCAATTATAGAGAAATATTCGGATGAGGTGAGGCAAACTCTCGATCAAATGTTAGAACAAGATGAACTGAGTCTCGACATGGGAGGTGAGATGGGTGCAGACGCAGCCGGCGCCCCCGAAGGCGGCCTAGACCAAGGGATTGCCGATCCAATGGCTGATCCTATGGCAGATGCGACGGGAGAAGAAGTCGAGGACATTGACGAAGAAGGCGATATCCCACTAGCAGCGACCGACGGCTTCGCGAATTTAGACGGCAAGAACCTGAAGGGTTTCGTCGCTCCCGGCCAAGAGGTTGAATTATCCATTGATTTGGGTGCGCTACAGGAAGCTATTGAAAACATGGATAAAAACGCCGAGATCGAACTTAACGAAGAAGATCTCGAATCCCTTTTAGCACAAGAAGGAAGCGATCCTTCTCAGACCTGGCAAGTACAGCCTGGAGGGAAAGAAGATCCCTCGGCTGAAGAGGAAGAGGCAGATTCACAGGCCGAAACCCGCGCGGGATTAGAAGAGGCCTCGGCCGATATAGAAGAAGTAGCAGGGGTGAGTACATCCGGTCCATCACGCCGTAGTCCGCACAAGAGGACGCCTGTACCCGAAGTAAGCGACGAGGACAAGGATGACGACGAAAGCGATCCCCTCGATGAAATAGTGGACTCCATTATGGAGAAGCTTACAGTCGATATGGGTGCAGACTTATCAGGTTGGGCCGGCCGCTCTTCCGAAGATATGAAGTGGGCCCTCCAAAAGGCTCTCGCACACCGACGCAGCACCGACGTCGAAGAAGATTTAAAAGTTTTGAAGAAAGCTCATGAGGAGTTGGTTTTCGAAAATAACCAACTCGGTGAGCAAAATATTCAATATAAGCAAGCATTTGAAGAGTTGAGGGAAAATTTACAAGATGTAAATCTTTCTAATGCTCGCTTGCTCTATACGAACCGGGTATTAAGAAATGCCTCCTTGAATGAGCGACAAAAAACAAAAATTGTCGAAGCTATTTCTATCGCTGGTTCAGTCACAGAAGCAAAAACGATTTTCGAAACGCTTCAAAGCACAGTGGAGGCCGCTCCCAAGAGACGTCCACAATCACTGAGCGAAGCCATTAATCGCAGATCTTCTGTTATTCGCGCGACTCGTCAAGAGTCGTCTTCACAGGATCCCTATGCGGATCGTATGAAGAAATTAGCTGGAATAAAATAAAACACATATACATTTAAGGAGGTAATATTAAAATGTCTAGCATTGTAGAAAGATTGACCGAAGGTGTGGTCAATCGAGATATGCGTGCCGAAGGTCACGCCCTACTATCTAAGTGGGAAAAAACCGGACTTTTAGAGGGTCTTGGAGAGGATCGCCATCGTCAAAGTATGGCGCGACTCCTTGAGAACCAAGCTAAAGAACTCCTCCGTGAGAGCAGCAGCATGGGTGCTGGTGATGTTGAAGGCTTTGCGGCCGTCGCATTCCCCATCGTTCGTCGCGTTTTTGCGGGGTTGATTGCTAACGATCTTGTTAGCGTACAGCCGATGAGCCTACCTTCAGGTCTCATCTTCTTCATGGATTTCGTCTTCTCGCCGAATCTTGGAGACAGCAACAGCCAAACAGATCGCTTTGGTAACCTTGTCAATCAGTCCATTTACGGTACGAACCGAGTCGGTTCACAGATAACTGGTGGTGTGGGGCTATACGGTAATGAAGCACAGGATCTTTCAGGTCCGCGTACTGCATCGCCGCGTGGTTATTCCTACTCGTCTCCGACGGGTTCAGCAACATGTACTGGTGAGCAATGGAACATTAAGGCTCAATTTGATGTGGACGGGAATGTTAGCAATGCTAATAAGAAGCTTATTGTTTATGACCCCGACGTTCTTTCGCTGTCCTCTAGCACAGGTACGGCACAATATAGGGTTCTTGTAATCGATGCGCTTCGTAGTCAATTTGGTAATCTCAACAATCCCAGCGCAGGTGCTCAGGCTGATCTTGATAACCTGGGTGCTTTTCAGATTGGCGGAACAGCCCTTAACACGGCTATCGCCGGGACAGGCGACAGTAACACTGCTTATAACCTTGTTCGTCGTTTGACTACATTGTCGAGTGGTTCTGGCACTACGGGCGGCCCAGACGATTCTGCTGTTTCGGCCTCTTCAATCCGTTTTGTTATTACTACTACTTCTTCCACAAGTACGATGACAGTTGGCGGTGACCTCGTTACTCAGGTACCGATTGTTGATGACTTCGCGTCTGGTACGGGTCTAGGTTCTATTAAGGGCCAGACTGAGTGGGGACTTGAAGGTAATGATAACATCCCAGAGATCGATATCAAAGTCGATTCCGTGGCTGTTACCGCGCAAACCAAGAAGCTCAAGGCTAAGTGGACACCGGAGTTGGGTCAAGACCTCAACGCCTACCATAACCTTGATGCTGAGGTGGAGCTTACTTCCATTCTCTCTGAGCAGATTGCTCTTGAGATTGATCGTGAGATTCTTGCGGACCTTATCAATGGTGCTACCGCCAGTACGTACTACTGGGCCCGTGCTCCGGGTCTCTTCGTTCGTCGCGATACTGGTGCTGAAATTGGGGCTAGCTCTGCTGCTCCCGACTTCACCGGTACTGTCAGCGAATGGTATGAGACTCTTATCGAGACCATTAACGACGTATCTGCACAAATCCATCGTAAGACTCTACGAGGTGGTGCTAACTTCATCGTCTGCGGACCTGAAGTTGCCAACATCCTTGAGTTTACCGCTGGGTTCCGCGCTTCCGTTACGGCGGATGACGATAAGGGTTCAGTAGGCGCCGTTAAGGTTGGTTCATTGAGCAAGAAGTTCGACGTCATTGTCGACCCGTACTTCCTACGCAACGTGGTCCTTGTTGGCCGCCGCGGCTCTTCTTTCCTTGAAAGCGGATACGTGTATGCACCTTATGTGCCGCTACAAACTACACCCACAATCTTCGGACCGGAAGATTTCGTGCCCCGTAAGGGAGTCATGACGCGTTATGCGAAGAAGATGGTTCGACCTGATATGTATGGTCTAGTTATCGTGCGCGGCCTACTTGGTGAAGCTGGCGCTACATCTTAATATATAAACATTTGATATATATTAGGTAAAAAGCACGGCTAAACGCGACACAGAAAGCCCTCGCCTCGAAAGAGGTGGGGGTCTTCTTTGTGTATAAGACTATTTATATGTGAGGCAGGAGTATATCTTTTGTCTCACCTAAATTATAAACACATAAATGGAGGGTTTTAAATTATGGGAACAAAAAGAGTAGGCTTGGCGAGAACCCAAGCACTAATTCAGAATTTAAAAAGAGATCTGGCCATGGGCAATACCGCACTTAGCGGAATTAGCAAAAAGGTTGTCAGTAAGACATCAGATTATTCACTCACGGCAGCTATGAGTGGTGAAGTTCACGTTCTTAAGGGTGGCAGCGCTGTTACAGCTACGTTACCGTCTTTGACGGCGGGCTTAAGCTACACGATTATTGTGGGCGACACCTCGGAGCACGTTATTACTGGAGGTGCTAGCAAAATTTATTACGCCGGCTGGTTCGGAGCCGATGGCGCTAGTGCAACCATTGATCACCACGACGAAGTGTCGACACTTACGTTGAACAGTGGTGGAATCAACGATAGGATTGAAATTCACTGTGACGGAACTAATTGGTATGTAAATGGTATCACTAGATTCACCATGGACGCCAGCTCATAAGTTGATTGTTTAAAATATATCTTTATATTTCTCCCCCTCTTCGGAGGGGGTTTTTCTTTTGGAGATCAAAACCCAAAAACGTCGATCTGCCAAATTTTTTTTGCCCACAATTTTTGAGATTTTCCTTTTTTGTAATATGGAAAACTATTTAGGTTGTAAAGTCTGCGAAGGAATATTTTAACATGCCAACCAATTTAAGCCCCAAGTCTCAAGCCAGTGCCATCATTCTCCCCAAAACAGGGAGCACCTCCGCTGTAACGGGTGCAGTTCCTTTTGGAATATACACCGGATCCGCCGATTTTATAAGCGGCGCCAGTATGCAGGTAGCTTACGTATATAAGAAGCTGGGTGGAGATGTCGTTGACATCGAGTTAACGGCCCAAAACGTGTATTCGGCTTACGAAGAGGCAGTTCTAGAGTACTCCTATATTATAAACGTGCATCAGGGCAAAAACATGCTTTCCGATGCTCTCGGAAACACCACTGGCACCTTTGATCACAAGGGCGACATCAAAACAGGGCCGTCAGGCAGCAATTTGAAGTTTCAACGCTTTCAGATGGCATATGCGAAGCGCGTCGGCGAAGGCCTCTCATCTGTGGCCGGGTTTGGAGGCACAGTTCCTCAATATTCGGCGTCTTTCAAGCCTGTCAAGAATAAACAGGATTATGACGTTCAGACTATTATCTCTAGTGCCTCGGATTCGGGAGTTGATGACGCCGGCACCGCTGTCCCCTATTCGGGCAAAGTAGGCAACAAGCGCATTTATGTAACCAAGGTGTTTTTTAAGTCTGCCCGGGCTACATGGCGATTTTACGGATATTATGGAGGAATTAACGTTGTAGGCAACTATAGCACATACGGCCAGTTTGCGGATGATTCTACTTTTGAGATTATCCCGACTTGGCAGAATAAAATGCAGGCAATCATGTATGAAGACTCAATTATGACTCGAACCTCCAATTATTCGTATGAGTTGATAAACAACCTGTTGCGATTATACCCTAATCCGAATTATTGGGGTTTTCAAGAACAACAGCGCATATGGATAAGATTCTACATTAAACCAGAAGCGTGGGAGGAATATTCTAATGTTGATGATGGGGTAGCCGGCGTAAACAACCTCAATACGCTCCCCTACGATAATATCCCCTATAAAAATATTAACGCCATTGGAAAGCAGTGGATTCGAAAATATTGCTTGGCTCTCTGCAAGGAGATGCTTGGCCAAATCCGAGGCAAGTTCCAGACAATCCCCATTCCCGGGGATAGTGTCACTCTCAACCATTCTGAATTATTATCGCAAGCCAAAGAAGAACAACAAAATCTTAAAGACAAGTTAGTGGAAATTCTCAAAGAAACGGAATATCTCCAGCTTGTTAAACAAGACTCTGAAAAAGCGGAATCAGCAGCCACGACCTTTAAAAATTCACCGTTGCCGATATTTGTAGGGTGATAAAGGATGGGTAACGAATGGAAAAGACCAAAGAACCCACCCCCTCCGCTGTTTTTCGGTGAAAAAGAGCGAGATCTGGTTAAACAGGTAAATGACGAATTAATTGAAAACGTCATTGGCCAGCAAGTCCTCTATTACCCTATTGACCTCGAACGAACCGATTTTCATGGCCTCTACGGAGAAGCCATCGAGAAAACATACCTGCCTCCCGTCCGAGTTTATGCCTTAGTCGAATTTACCGAATATTCGACGTCTTATATGGAAGGCGCGGGCATTGACAAAACTTGGGAAATCAATATTCATTTCCATCGCCGTCGCCTCACCGAAGATCAGGACCTATTTGTGCGTGAAGGCGACTTTGTTTTATATGGAGAATTTTATTACGAGATAGTTAAACTATCAGAGCCCAAAAAGCTCTTTGGCCAAGTAGATTATAGTTTTGAGATTTCTGCACGCTGCAGAAGAGCACGGAAGGGGTTGTTCGATGCTACCTGATAATTTTGATTTTGCGTTGCTCCCAGAGGGTAGCTCAGAGCACACTCTCCAGTCGTTGGGGATGTTGGCATCTACCATTGAGACAATTGATTATGCCATTACTTCGTGGCTTAAGAGTGATGTGGAGTTAAGTGCGCTTACCAACGAGGGGTATCGCGAAGTGCCCGTGTTGTGGCAGGTCCCTGAACGCGCCTACCAAATTAAGAACAAGGAAGACTTACGTGATGACGGCGGGGCACTTAAACTTCCTCTAGTGAGCATCGAGCGCACCGGAATAACAAAGGATCCCACCCGGAAGGGAGGGTTTCAGGCACATCTTTATTCGAGTGCCAAGAACGGCCGCACCGGCCGTATCGTAATTGCCAAAAGAATCGTACAAGACAAAACACGCAATTTTGCGGTTGCAGCGTCGATGCGACAGCAGCCGGCCGCGGGAACCTACCAGAAGCATTATCCTCGCGTTAATAAGAAAGTGGTTATCCAGTCCTTATCGGTCCCAATCCCCATTTATATTAATGTAGATTACAAAATTACTATTAAAACTGAATATCAACAGCAGATGAACGAATTAGTACAGCCATTTATTGGACGTACTGGGCAAATTGATTCTTTTGTTATGAAGCGAAACGGACACCTTTATGAGGCATTTATCGATCAAAACTTCAATCATTCTAACAATATAAACAATTTGGACGAAGACACGCGCCTCTTCAGCACAGAGGTTACCATTCGAGTATTGGGGTATCTGATGGGCGAAGGAGAAAACGATGATCGCCCCATTGTGAGGGTAGACGAAAACACAGTTGAGGTCACATTCCCGCGCGAGCTTGACCCAGTTCCTGGCAATAAAGGCTTTTTTGAGAAGTAGTTCCTGACCTAAAATGCAATTTCTTGTTTCTCTTCAAGACTTTTGAGCTTCCGAATACTATTTACGTATGATTGTACATCAATTTAAATTACCACGATAGGGAGTGACCTAGAAGATGTCAGTAAAGAATTTTAAGTTTGTATCTCCTGGAGTTTTCATCAATGAAATTGATAACTCCTTTATGCCCAAGAAAGCCGAGGATATCGGCCCTGTTATTATTGGGCGCGCCACCAAGGGGATTGCAATGCATCCCATCAAAGTTGAGTCTTACTCTCAATTTGTGGAAATGTTTGGCGAAACGGTACCGGGAGGAGCCGGCAGCGACGTATATCGCGACGGAAACCTCAAGTCGCCCATGTATGGCCTATATGCGGCCCGGGCCTTCTTGAGAGCAAACGTGGGTCCTCTCACTTTCGTGCGCCTTCTGGGCCAAAACACCACCGCTGGGGCAGCCATTGGCGGTGCCGCCGGCGCAGGTTGGAAGACCGAGCTTAATGCTGGGATCGGTCCAGATGCATCACCCGGCACGACTGGAAATGCCTCCAAAACTGGTGGCGCCTGGGGCATTTGGGTAGCCAAGTCCAGCAGTGTGGCCGGCACACCCTCCCATACCAACCCAACTGATCTTACCGCAAGTCTTGCGGCAGTCATTTACACAGAATCTGGTGCTCCGCTTCTTTCCGGAAGCATTTTTGGTGGCGCCAAGCGTACGTCTGGTATCGTCAATGTCGACGATTCCACTTTGACCACCGCCAGTATCGGAGCACTTATTAATAAGGGAAGTGGCGGAACGTATACGCTTCGAATTGCAACCCAAACCAATGATGACACTGTTAAGTTTAACTTCGATGATTCCTCAGAACACTTTATTCGCAGAAAGATCAACACTAACCCGCAGCTAATCAGCTCAGGAACCTTCTATCCAGAGGGAGTAAAAAAAGATTACTGGTTAGGCGAGAGCTACGAGCAGCAACTACGAGACGAAGGGCTTATTGGCAGCACCGTTAACACTGTAGCTTGGGTGTGGCCTGTCGCCCTCAGCGGTACCCTCACCCGCGGCCCTCAGAACATGAAGTCACAAGCTTCTGTGGAGGCCAACTCTGGATGGATTATCTCTCAGGATACAGGGGTTTACTCAAACTATTACCCGCAGAACATGCAAAAGCTTTTCCGCTTCGTTGGCCGCGGCCAAGGAGAGTGGCTACAAAAGAACGCCAAGATTTCAATCGAACAGGTTAGGCAGTCCACCAATTCCCTAACGGGCTACGGTACCTTCACTGTTCTTGTTCGTGCTCTACACGACACAGATAACGCAGTACAGGTTCTAGAACGATTTGACAAGTGCACTTTGGATCCTTCTTCTCCCAACTTTATTGGTCGGAAGATCGGGGACCGCTATACTGTGTGGGATTCCACGCAGAAGCGTCTTAGGACTTATGGCGAGTACAATAACCAATCCAAGTATATATACGTGCAAACCAACGCCGACGTTGACGCCGGTGCTACAGATCCCGAATTGCTCCCCTTTGGTTACTTTGGGCCACCCAAGTTCAAGGATCTCGATATGGTGGTATCCGTCACCGCATCCGCAGTCCCCGGGGTGACCCCAGGTGTAAATCAGGTGACAACGGGGATCGGTGCAGGATCGCCGGAGAGCGCCCTCGGCGCCAGCGGATGGGGTCTACCGGCCACGTTTGTGGGCAGCAACTTAAGTCAACTATGGGGCGCCCCAGCCACATTCATGACATGCTCGCTCCCTGGCGACACCCGACTAGGCCTTCTTACGGGCTCGGGCGAATATGCACGAATTAAGATGAAGTTCCCTCAAGTTCGACTTAGAAGGTCTGCATCTGCCGGCGCCACATCCAACCCTACAGAAGCTTACTTTGGAATGTCCACCACCCGCGCAAGCGGAAGCACGATTTCTGATGCCAGTGTGGCCGACTTCCACCGCCTCTTGTACGGCGGAATCGCCAGCGATCAGCCCAGTGCCACTGGTGTAGACGCCTATTCATATGTCTTCTCCTTGGACGATGTTGTTTCGGGCTCTGTCCAATCGGCCGGCTTCTACTACCTTTCAGGCTCCCGCCAAGCGGGTACGAGTTATGGCTCAACGTCTTGGAAGGATCTATTAGATGCTGATTACAACCGCTTTACCATTCCGCTAGCTGGCGCGTTCGATGGCTGGGATATCACCAAGCCCGACCCGACCTATAACGGGGGAATCGGAGCGACGGCTACCGAAAACAGCAGCTATGAGTACCACACCATTAAGCGCGGACTTGACACTGTGGCTGATCCGGAAGTGGTAGATATGAACCTCTTGGCAGTGCCGGGAATTACGAATACCTCCCTTACCGATCACATGGTTGCCCTGTGCGAAGCCCGCGCAGATTCGCTAGCCTTGATTGATCTGCCGGATGTATATATCCCCACGCAGGAAGCCTATAAAGCCGACAAAGCAAATCGTATTGGTACAACGCCGACTCAGGCTGCCAACAACTTGCGCAATCGTCGGATTGACTCCAGCTACGGCTGCACCTTCTATCCTTGGGTCCAAACCCGAGACGAAGGAACAGGTCGCCTTCTCTGGATTCCGCCCAGCGTGGCAATGATGGGTGTGCTGGCTAGTTCTCAGGCGAAGAGCGCGCTATGGTTTGCTCCGGCAGGCTTTAACCGCGGTGGCCTAACAGACGGAGCAGCAGGCATTCCGATTGTAAATGTAACGGAACGCCTTACCTCCAAAGAAAGAGATTTACTATACGAAGCGCGAATTAACCCGATTGCCTCCTTCCCTTCTACGGGAATCGTGGTCTTCGGACAGAAGACGCTTCAAGAAAGAGCTTCTGCGCTCGACAGAATTAACGTGAGACGACTGGTAATCTTCCTCAAGAAGCAGATTTCCATCATCGCCGCTCAGATTCTCTTCGAACAGAACGTTCAAGCAACTTGGGATAGATTCAAGTCGCTGGTTGAGCCGTTCCTTGCAAACGTGATGGTTAAGTATGGTATTACTGACTATCGATTGGTCCTTGATGAGACTACAACCACGCCTGACTTGATTGATCAGAACATTTTGTACGCTAAGATTATGATTAAGCCGGCCCGTTCGATTGAATTCATCGCAATTGACTTCGTCGTCGCTCGCACTGGCGCATCATTTGATGACTAATAAATAATAAACGAACTAGTTAAAATAGATTAAGGGAGAAACTAAATAATGGCATTTTGGTCAACAAATTTCGGGGAGAACGCCACCTTAAAAGATCCTAAGCGCAAGTTTAGGTTTACGGTATCTTTCACGGGAGTAAAAGCAGCACAGGGTGGGCCGGTTCTGTGGTATGCAAAAACATGCGATAAGCCCAGCTTTACAATCGAGTCTCAAGATCATAAGTATCTGAACCATACTTTCTGGTATCCGGGCTCCGTGACGTGGAACGAAGTTAACTGTACCCTTGTTGACCCCGCCGATCCGGACGTGGCAGCGACACTTTCCGATATCGTGACTGCCTCCGGCTATAAGCCTCCCACAGATGCTACCAATGAAAGCATGACCACCATGTCTAAGGCCAAGTCTGCCGGCGCTCTCGGTACCGTTATCATCACTCAGATTGATGCCGATGGTAACCCGCTGGAGCAATGGACCCTTTGGAACGGCTTCGTTACTGAAGTCAACTATGGAAGCCTTGAGTATGGTTCTAACGAGCTTACCGAATTGACGGTGAAGCTGCGTTACGATTGGGCCCGCATCGAAACTCCACAGGGTAAGTCCGCCGGCCCCAGTGGTGGAAATGAATTCTTCGGCGTTAGATCAAGCTAACCAATATTAAAATAAGAGGTGTATATTGTCACGAAATAAAGATCGTGTAGGTTCTCAAAAGTCCAACTCAAACCCCCCTGTACAACAGATGATGAACAGCGATACAGGCGGCGCGACTTTCTCCTTCGTAGTTCCTACCGAGTTTGTAGAGCTTCCTTCAGAGGGTAAATATTACCCAGAAGGACATCCCCTACATAATGAAGGAAATATCGAAATTAAGCAGATGACTGCGAGAGAAGAGGATATTCTTACATCCAGAACCCTTCTTAAGAAGGGCGTTGCCCTTGATCGCGTTATTAAAAACTTAATTGTGGATAAGAGCATTAACCCCGACTCTCTGTTGGTGGGTGATAGAAATGCTATTATCATTGCTACCCGGGTTGCGGGCTACGGTGCTGAATATGTCACAAAGACCTCATGCCCCGGTTGCGGAGAAGTTCAAGATTATGCTTTTGACCTAAATGAGGCCCTCATTTATCATGGCGAGGATCTTGAGTCCATGGATGTTAAATATAATGGAGATGGAACTTTTAATGTACAGCTTCCTCAAACTAAGTTGGACATCACATTTAGGCTTTTAGATGGATATGATGAAAATCGAGTGGCCAAAGCCATCGAGCGCGAAAAGAAATCCAAAAAGCCAGAATCTCTGGTGACGCGTCAGCTAAAAAGCATTTTGGTTGCAGCAAACGACAACACTGATCCAGAAGCGTTAAATTACGTAGTTGGTAACATTCCGTCCAAGGATGCTCGCCATTTGCGTCTAGCGTACAAAGCAGCTGCACCAAACGTCGATTTAAGTCAAAATTTTGAATGCGACGAGTGCGATTATAGTGCTGACATGGAGGTTCCGCTAGGGGCGGAGTTTTTTTGGCCTGACCGATGAGTATATGGAAGGGGTCTATGAGCAGTTCTTCTTCCTAAAATATGCAGGAAGCTGGTCATTTTCCGAGGCTTATAATTTGCCTGTGGGTCTACGACAGTGGTTTGTAGATCGATTGATTCGCCAATTAGAGGACGAAAAAGCCGCCATGAATAAGAGTTCTGGTGGCAGTAGTTCGAGCAATCAGGTACTAACGTCCAATAATCAACCGACGCCTCCCCCTCAAATGCGGAGACAATTTGGCAAAACTGAATAGTTCTGCCTTTTTTATATACCAACTAATTATCTTAGAAGTATAGTGAGGATTTTGCGTGGCCGGCTATGATGATATAAAAAAAGCGATTAAAGAGGGCATTCAAGAAGCCGTAGCAGCCATATCAGGAGGCGGCCCCGGTAGTGCCCCTGGTGGCGGTGGTGCCGGAGGGAACCCCGATGACGGAAGCCGCGTAGGCGCTATTCAGGCCCGTATTGCTGCGCTGGAGGAAGAGAACAACTTGCGGTGGGACGCCATACAAACAGCCGACACCGAATATATGAAGAAACAGGCTGAGAAAGAAATTGCCGAGAATTTGCGGGAAATCGACAAAGAAAGAGTGAAGTTGTTAGAGCGCCGGCTGAGGAACAACGAAAAGCTTTCAGAGGCCGAGGCAGAGTTTTTAGAACAACAACACGCCATCGCGGCCAAAGAAAAAGATCGCCTTAAGACGCGGGATCAAATGGTAAGCCAGGGTGTTGACATGCTTCAAAATATGAACAGCATGATTTTAGGGCAGTCCACGATGGGCAAACTGATCGGTGGCGGCATTAAAGGTATGCAGAACTTTGTGAAAGGCGCCAAAGGCCTCGACAAAGCCCTCAAAGCCGGCGCCATCTCAGCGCAGATGCTGACGGCTGCTTTGGGAATTGGTATTATTATCGCTGTAATCATGGTGATAGTGAAGCTTGTTGAGTGGATTTTTAAGCTTGCGGTTGAGACCCGAGACGCCGCAGTGGGCTTCCAGCGCATGACAGGGGCTTCTTACGCTATGGGCGAGCAAATGGCGATTGCCCGGAAAGAGTTACAAGCCACCGGCGTCAGCATGGAAGAAATGCGGGAACAATACACGGCCTTATATCGAGAAACCACGATTTTTACAGAAGCTTCGTCAGCCCAGCAGAAGCAGATGGCCAAAACAGGCGCTGTGCTCGCTGAATTAGGCGTTAGCTCCAAGGACTATGCCAAAGGCGTCCAAGGCGCTGTGAAGGGCCTTGGGGTCTCCTTAAGCGATGCCGACAATGTAATGCTTGAAATGCGCGCACATGCTATGGATATAGGCGTCGATGTGGGCACTCTAGCCAACCAATTTGCTAATGCCGCCGGCTCAATGGCTCAATTCGGAAAGGAAGGGGTTAAAGCGTTCAAAGATCTTTCAATGATTAGCAAGATCACCGGTATGGATTTGAACAAGGTTCTAGAGCTTACTGGCAAATTTGATACCTTTGAAGACGCCGCGACCATGACAGGAAAGCTGAACGCCGCTCTTGGTGGAAACTTTGTAAATGCGATGGATATGATGATGGAGACCGATCCCGCAAAACGTTTTAAATCTATCCGAAAAGCCATCATGCAGACGGGCCTATCTTTTGACGAGATGGGATATCACCAGAAGAAGATGTTTACCGAAATGCTCGGTTTTAAAGATGAAAGTGAGCTAGCTCAAATGATGTCTGGTGATATGGAAGGCTTGGCCGGCAACATTGGCAAGACTTCCAAGGAATATGCAGCCGCCCGCAAAGATGCTCAGCGCTGGCAATCTACGATGGATATTCTCAAAAATACGCTGGCTAGTTTGGCACCCACATTTTCGGAGTTCGGGAAAGTTATCAAAGAAGTGATGGATGAGTTTATCAATAATGAAGATAGCGTGGCCAAGATTCGAGATAGCCTCGAAAGAATAGTAAATGGGCTTTTGCTACCTCTGGTCAAGAAAAAGAATTTCCCCGAAATGATGAAGAACTTCGTGGACTCTTTGGGGAAGGTAGCCGCCGGCTTTGAGGAGATCTCCAAGGCTGCTAAAACGATCGCCATGTGGTCGAAGATAATAGGGGCCTCCTTTCAAGTATTGCTCGGCATCTTCGAATTCCTGATGGCCGCCAACCCGCTCTATTGGACGGTAGTCAAGCCCCTCGAAATGTTGTGGGATTTTCTGAAGCCCCTGATCAAAGTTTATACGACAATGGGAGAGACGGCGACGGCGACGGATTACCTGAAGGCAGCGTGGGAGGGACTCACAACGTCCCTTTGGGGTGTGGTGCGGCCTATAGTCAATGTATTCGAGGGCTTGGTGAGCATAAGGAATGCCGTTCTCGAAAAACGGAGCCCCTCTTTGCTAGACATTCTGGTAATGATGCCTGGATTGTTTGACAATATTGGGGGCGCCGCCGGCGTTCTTCTCAACCCACTTAAATCACTAGGCGGAGTATTTGACATTATGCATGAAAAAGTGGTGGGGTGGCAAAAGGCATTCCTAGACACCTGGGATTCACTGAAGACGGAAGTACCCAATAAGATTAGAGAATTGGCGAACAGTATGGGCGAAGCATTTGGTTTCGAGGCAATGGGAGACAAGATTCAAAATGGAATTACCTCTTGGAAGAAAGGTATCGACGCAGGTATAACTGAGCTAAAAAGTTGGCTCGGAATTAGCTCCCCCTCGTCCGAAATGCAGAAAGCCGTAGGAGACCCAATGGTAGGCGGCATTCTGGCGTCTTTCACCTCTCTAGGCCCCGCGCTAGCACAGATGGCCATCAATGCCATTGACGAATTGCCCGAGTGGGCCCAAGGCGGCCTCCGCGCCACCAGCCAGATGCTCACGACGGGCGCCTCAGCATTGGCCGGCGTCACTTCAGCACGAGGCACAGCCGGCGCACCCAGCCCCACCGCACAAAAACCTTACCAATTAACCATTAATATGCAGCTAGATCGTAGGACACTTTCTAGTGAAGTAGTAGATATAGTTGGAGGAGAAGCGTTCCTAGCTTCTCGATAGAACCCAAGGAGAGATTAAAAAATGGCCGATCCCACAAATGATACTGACTTTTTTTGGCAAAGCAAATATAACTCGACTACAGTAGGCACGAAAATAGTCGACATGGTGGACGGCACCGACGCCCTTGCCAACCACGGAAGGCAGCTTATCTCCTTTCAGCATGTGCCGTCGCAGAGAGAAGTATATTTTAAAGCATTTATTGTGGCTTATAATGAGAGCTATAATTGCGACTGGTCGACCGAGCCGGTGTTTGGCCGCACAGATCCTATCTACCTATTTAAGGGAAATCAACGCCAAATCAGCTTAAGTTTTAAGGTCCCCGCTTCGTCTGAAGGTGAGGCATATGAAAACCTAGGAAGAGTCCAAAAACTTGCTCAGTTTTTATATCCTGCTTATCATGCAGTGGCCGGCACACTCTCCACCACCAACGTGCACGCCAACACCATCGGGCAATCCCCCCTAGTACGCCTAAAAGTAATGAATTTGCTCGCTGTCAACCAAGCGCAAGCAGCCTCGATGCCACCACCTTCGGAACAGCAGCTGTATGATGGATATATGAGCACTTCCGAAGCAGAGGGCGGACAGCTGGGCGCTATTTTGAGCATGCAGGTCAACCATAACCTTCAGGAAGTCGGTGTGTTAGAAAAGGGGCCCAATACAATACTTCCGAAACTTATGGATATTACTATAACGTTTGCGGTTATTCATGAAGACACGATAGGATGGAGGATGAAAGAGAAGATAGGAGAGGAGGGGATGTTGCCCACCGACACGTCCTTCCCTTACGGAGCCACATTAAAATCAGACGATCAAGATCCTGACTCAGAAGGCAAGTATTTCAATGAAAGAATAGCAGAGATCCAAAAGGACGAACAAAAGAGAAATCTCGCCCAAGCCACACTCGACAATTCGATCGCGCGTTACACAAGTTTGGGAGGGAAGAGGCGCCTCAAGCGAGATTATCAAAAATTCAACGAAGGCAAATTGAGCACTTACGAGACTGAGCGACTCGTGGCGTACGCCGGGACGGATGAGGGCGGCGATGAGATCTACGACCTCACCTGAATAAAATCTTATCACAAGGAGTCATATTTAAACATGTCACGATATAACAAAACAGATGTACTTTCCAATTCACTTGAATACTATGCGTATCTCAGGCGAAGGCGCCATCTCAAGAGCGTTGTACAATATGCTACTCCCATCCTGCACAACCCCACCATTCTGCAGAGAGCGTCCCTGCTTACCAGCACTCACATTTGGAAGTACGGCGACCGCTATTATAATTTGGCCGCCAAATATTACGGAAACCCCTCCTACTGGTGGGTGATTGCGTGGTATAACAGCAAACCAACTGAAGCCGACATATTTCCCGGAGACGCGATTGAGATCCCGGTAAATATTGAAAACGTATTCAAAGTGCTGGCGGTATAGAATAAATGAGTTATATTACTCGAGATGACTTTAATGATGAGTACTCCACCGAAGGGAATATAGACGAATACGACATCGAAGTCGCCTACCACAGTCATGTGTCCAAGAATGCGCAGTTTGAGGAACTTTCATTGATACCCGCCGACGCCGACGAGAACGACACGGCCAGGGAATGGTACGCAGATAATCTGCGCGCAGCCATAGAACACGAGTTTTTCACAAATTTTAAAAAAGAGATATGGTTTCATCCAGCAGACAGCGCCACCCCATACGACGCTATTAACGACAGAAAACATCTCCAGGAAAGTCCGTTTGGCAGCGGAGTCGATCCGTGGGGCCCTGCCGCCGCGGTGATAACGGACGCCATCAAGGACATTAAGTCGGGAATGACCATCCAAAACTGGAATGACAACATGGCCGGCAACACGGTTCAGAGTTATGCGGCCAAGATTTATGAGCAGTTCCTGGCCAAGTATAATAACATCGGCACCAAAAAGGATCCCAATTGGACGTCCAAAGTCGATCCCGAGGACGTGAAGGATACTGAGGACGTCTGGGCGCGCCCCCAGGACAAAGCTGCCCGCGATAAGCAATACAAAGCGGCCGCCAACACTCTCGCAAAAAGGACCAAAGCCCAACAAGCCGCATCACGCCAAGTCAAAACTATTGATTTTAAAGAGCAGTGCTTTCTCTTGGCTAAAATATTCAAGCTATTGGAGATCCGCCGCGATCAAATTGACAAACACGAAGTCAAGCCCCTCCCTTACAACAACGACTCGGAACCCAATGCCTGCCTCATGACCGACGGAGAGCCGTACGGGTTCCTCAATCGTCTCACCGCTTACCCTTCGCAGGGCACCCTTTTCGAGCTGACACCGGCCGAACTATCCAATCTGCAGCCGCGTATTCAACTGTATAAGGTGGGAAAGGGCCCCAAAGAAGAAGAAGTATCTCAACCGATTTATTTCGATGGGAGCGCAACGGCTGGCGATCTGGAAACGTTCCTCAAGAGTTCGGGCAAGCGCGGCTTTGGCGTCGGCATAAAGGACTTTACTTTTAGCTATGAAGGAAATAACCCCTTTGCCGTCAAAAAGAGCATTAAGGCCTCTTTGACTCTATTCGCCAATAGTTTCGACGAGATGATGAAAGACCGCGGCGGCTACCGCTATATCGATTTGGCACTTAAGACGGGAGGAGAGAAGCTATCGCAACGGGTTAAGGAAGAGGAATTGAGATTTGAGCAGAAATCCGTACTCCAATCAGTTGTTATTCCTGGCGATCAACAAATTGAAAACTTGGCATACCTGAATTATCGAGTAAAAGCTGTAGTAGGTTGGGCCAACCCCGTTAACCCAGGGAGTGTGTCCTCGCGCCTCGCCACGGCGATGAATGACTCTTGCGTTACACTAAACTTAGCCCCCACGATTCACGAATTTTCTTTTGACGACACAGGCCGCGTAACCCTCAAGATTCAGTATTGGGCGTACATAGAAGAAAGTTATGATGAGCCCCTCTTTAGTATTTTTAGTGATGAGACCTCCTTTAAGAACAAATTAGAAAGAAAAATAAAATTTTTATCCCTCGATGAAGATTGCAGTGCCGCTGCCATGGGAGAATTCAAAAAACAGAACATGAAGCAGATGGAAAAAGACAAGCGCGATTCCCTTCAATTTATTTTTAATGCCCTCTCCAGCGCAAGCAAGATTAGGTACCTATCGATGCCCCATTCCGAGTTAAAAGCTTTTAACTCGGAAGGTCCTTATTATGAAATGAAGAATAGCTCCAAACTTACAGTGGCAACCCTTAAAGGCACCCAAGCATCAAATCTATCCAGCAACATTGAAGAAGATATTAAAGATAACTCGGCCCAGCAGCAGAAAGATAAGCCGCCGGCCATTGAATATGTCAACACAAAGGTGGCGAATGCTAATAACGCTCAATTGGTTTTCTTTTATCTGAGCGATCTTATCGATGTTGTTATGGCGGGGATTGACAAGAAATTATCAAACGCCACCAAACTTCTGATGGAGATAAACGCGGCAGACACGAAAAACGTAATAAAGGACCATATCTTGACAGCGGAGTTTGACGCCTTGGTATCGGCATATGCATCGTGGAAGAAATATAGAGTTTTATTAGGGCCTGTCGAAATTGTAAGCCCTGAGAACCCCGAAGAAATAATATTTGCCAATTTGGGGGACCTCCCGATTTCATTGCGCTATTTTATGGAATGGCTAACGGCGAGAACTCTCAAAAAAGATGAGACGACCCTCCCCATAGCTGCGTTTCTTAACAGCCTGATGAACAACTTAGTGGGAACTTTTTTAAATGATGACACTTGTTTCAATGGAGATGTAAAGCAGAGTGTAAGAGTGTATCAGTCCGCCGTTAGCGGGTATAAACGTAAGAAAGAAGACCCAAGCGACCCGATTACCTATTATACCGAGATGTATCGAAAACATTATAAGACCAAGCATATATCACGACTTCCGCTGGACGGCGAAACCCTGGCGGCACTCCGACCCATTTTAAATATTTCGGGGGACAGGACTAGTCCCGTAGTTAATCCGGGGGTCGACACAGAACTCAATTATATGATATATTATGCTGGTCGCACACAACCCGTAGAACATCAAAATGGAGACTATAACCAAGATCAGCTTTTTGGGGTCCAGCATTATATTTTAGGGCGTGATCGAGGGCACATCAAGAACATTCAACTCAAAAGAACCGACGTTCCATACCTCGCTGAAACAAGATGGCAGCAACAGGGGTTCAAAGGTCTAGCCCAGTTGCGAGAAGTATATGATGTGAGTATTGATTGCTGGGCGAATGTAAATGCGTTCCCGGGCCTGTACATCTTTGTGGATCCTCGCGGCTTTGCTCCCAATATGGGGATCAATCTCCGAAAGGAAGGTTTTCAAGTCGACGATCTAACGGACTACGGAATCGGGGGATACTATATGATTATTCGCTCAGAGCATTCTTTTGGCCCAGGCCGAGCAGATACCAACATTACAGCTAAGTGGGTGGCAGAGTTGGGCCCAGGCGAAAAGGGTTCCGCATTATCAAAGCCCGGCAAACCCGACCCCAAAAAGTGCAGCATTACAGTGTCGGCACCAAAGAAAGGCGCCCCACCTGTCCCGCCCGACGCCCCGGTTGACGCGGGCATTGCGCGCAAGGCCGCCCGCGATAAGTATTTGGCTTCGCTTGAAGCTCAGTTGACTGAGGACCAGCAGGGCGGACGGCCAGACACGCAGCAGCCGAATGAGAGTTGGGAGTCCACGTGGGTATGAGTGATTGGTATGTAGGCAAGACGCCCGAGGACGGAGCCGAAAAAATCTTTTCAAAACGCCTTATTTATAAATATGACACAGCAAATCCAGATTATAAGAATTTAATGGACTTTAATTTTGCCGAGAAACATCTTTATGGGCGCGTTACCAAATTCCATTTTGTGCCGATGGTTCCCTATAGCACGATTGCCCCGCTGGAGAAATTCCACGCTACCATTAGCGATGGCGGCGCCCAATCGGCGCTTAACTTTGTGGTGGATGCATTCAACGCCCTTAATAACCAATTTACAAAGTGTATTATGAACGGCCAGATTAATCCAGCAGACCCCTTTCTTTCAAAACTTCGGATCTTTAAGTCATACCAAAACCCCACCCACCTGTATACGCAACATCTTCTTATATATAAAGCTACGTTAGCAAGTCTTTTAAATCAAGAGCGCGCCAATATTACTAATTTTGATCAGCTTATTTTAAAAGTGATGCCCATGTTGGAGAAAAGCGCACGCAAAAATCCGTTCACGATGCCGGCCTATGTTAAAAGCAATTTTTGTCCCATCAATGTGAGCGGCCTCGTAGTAGAAATCGCAGATATCGATCCCAACGATGACGTAGAAAAAATCGAAAAGTTTTATAACAGCTTAAACTGGGAATTTTATCTAAATGCATGCCGCAGTTATGGATTTATGGTAGATAAGATGATTCCATGGAGAATGGTGGCAGATATCGGCTCCCCACGCATGCTGGAATATGCGCGGGTTTACGGAATGACCTCGACGAACGAAGTGCTGAGAGGCGCTTACCAGAAAGTCCATCGCCTCTATTTTCAATCATTTAAAAATACATTCTACAACCTTTACCAGGAAGCGCGCCAAGATCACCTATATGAACCTGTCGATTGTGCCGAGATGCCGGGAGCTATCAAAATCGTCGTACCTCGCAAGTACACACCGACCGCCTTTTTTGAACAATATACGGACGAGTATTTTTTGCAGCTTTACTGCAAGATTCGCTTTTTTGAAGAAGAGTCCCAATTTACGGAATCAGAGCAAGCATACATTATTGATGACTGCGTGGAAATGGCCAGTTATGATTTTGGGAAGGCGCTTGACAGTTTTGAAAATATTTTGAACAAACCATTTGACTATCGCGGCTCATTAGGGTATATTAAAGACAAGCATGCAAAACAGCAGCGCTGAGGGCCGCAGTGTATTTTCAATCAGTAGATGATAAAGAGCAGTGTCTTGGGATCTATGTGGACGGAGCTTTGCACTTCGACGGGATCCCTTCGAATCTGCAAAGAACGTGGAAATACACAGGCTCCCTTAAAGATCCAGCTATTGAATATGCATGGTTGCGATGTGGGGGGCTTCCTTTGGGTGAGGCATGCCCCGAAGACTTGGTCCCCGAATGGGAAGCCGCCCGCCGAAAAATGCATGCATTTAAAAAGTCGTTTGAAATAGCCAAAATAGATTTTCGGGACCACTGCTTCTTTGATTTAGTTCCCTATGACTTCTTGACCCAATTTCTAGAAGTTAAAAACAAAATAACCGAACATGTGTTTGCAAACTTTGCGTCTCCGGAGAACTACGGCCACCTGGATCACATGCAAAAATTTCTGCACAAATTGAAATACCAGACGTTAAATGTAAATACGGATAATTGTAAAAATCTTTTTTATAGTTCTGGTACTCGCGCTTCTGTACAGAAATTAGTAAAAAGTACGGCTTATATTGATTATAATTTATTTGGAACCGTTACTGGCCGGCTGGCAACGAGTCCCCATTCCTTCCCTATTCTAACAATGAAGAAGGAGTTGCGCAAAATACTGAAGCCTCATCATGATTGGTTTCTTTCGTTAGATTATAATGGTGCCGAAATTCGCACCCTGCTGGCTCTCAGTGGCGAAGAACAACCCAAGAACGACATTCATCAATGGAACGTGGCGAACGTGTTCAAGAGATTAGAGATAGATCGCTCCGAAGCAAAGACGATATTTTTTGCGTGGCTTTATAACCCAGAGTCTACGGCTATTGTTACTCCTTATTATAATCGCCAAAAAGTACTTGACACTTGCTACGATGGTGGTTATATTAGTACTGTATTCGGCCGCCACATCAAAGTGGAGCCGCGCAAGGCATTCAACTACTTAATTCAAAGCACCACCGCCGACCTAGTTAACGAGCGCGCACTTGCGATAGACAGATTATTGGAAGGAAGGAAATCTTTTGTGTCACATATTGTACACGATGAAATAGTGATTGACTTTGCAGATGAAGACCGGGAAGCAGTAGAAGAGATTAAAAGAACTTTTGCCAACAATCGCCTAGGTACATTTATGGTTAATTTGAAGGTAGGAAAGAATTACTATGATTTAGAGGATCTATCCCTATGATCTCAATAATCGGCATTGGAAATGGCGCCTCAGCCATCGCTCGCAAATTCAAAGATATTTCTCAATATGATGTATACGAGTTAGGAAGTTCTCTTGAAGAGGACACCCCCCAGTCCTTTAAACTTAAGTCATTTTCCACTCCCGAAGAATATGACGAAAACACTCCAGACCTTAAGAAACTTTTCAAGAACCTTAAAGAGCATGTCCAGGTTTTTATAGTTGGGACTTCTTATAGCTCCAACTATTCATTGGGAATCCTTCAGCAGATAAAAAGCCATAAGATTGATATTTTTTACGTGAAGCCAGATATAGAGCTTGTGACGGGCGAGCGCAAGTTGATAGAAAATGTTACGTTCGGAGTACTCCAAGAGTATACTCGCTCAGGCGTTTTTAATTCTTTCACTGTTTTTTCTAATCTGGAGATTGAGAGAAGCATCGGAGATGTTCCCATCAAGGGCTATTATGATACGCTGAATGGGTCCATTTTTGCGGCCACTCATTATCTTAACTACTTCATGCATGCAGAGCCTGAAATCGGACAAGTGGCAAAGCCAGCAGAAATAAATCGCATTCGCTCCATTGGGATATTAAATGTGAAGAATTTAGAAGAAAAATGGTTTTTTGAGCTTGACGTACAGCGTGATCTGTGTTATTATTTATGTATAAATGAGGAAAGATTGGCCCAAGAAGGCCTCCTACACAGAAAGATAGTAGACGCTTTGAAGAAGAAGTCATCAAACGCATTTCGTAAACTTTCGTATGCTATCTACGAAACACCACACAATGATTTTGGGTATGTCGTGGCCCACACAAACGCGATACAAAGACAAAATAACTCTTGACATGTTCGAGCAAGAGTGTTACATTAGATACTAAGGAACGCTTGGTATACTTTACAAACAAACAAGGAGAAAAACTAATGTCAATCAATATGGACTTAATGAGAAAGAAGCTCTCTCAACTACGAGGTGAGTATGATAAGGAGCAATCGGCTTGGTTTAAGCCGGATGAGGGCGATCAAGATATCCGTATCGTTCCCTCTGCTGACGGAGATCCTCTAAAGGAAATGCACTTCCACTATAATGTGGGAGAGCACCGGGGAGGGATCGTTTGTCCCAAGCGCAACTATGGGGAAGATTGCCCCATCTGTGAATTTGCTTCCGCCTTATGGAAGGAAGGCACCAGTAATAACGACGAAGAGAGTAAGAAGCTTGCTAAGTCTTTGTTCGTTCGTGCACGCTATTTCTCTCCCGTGGTAGTACGCGGCCGAGAAGATGAAGGAGTCAAGATCTATGGCTACGGAAAGCGCGCATACGAAAATCTTCTAGGATATATTCTAGATCCTGATTATGGCGATATCACCGATCCTCTGGAGGGGACCGATATTGCCCTAACCTACACAAAGCCCACCACACCGGGGGCATACCCGCAGACAAACCTGAAAATGCGCCGTAATACTTCCCCGCTTTTGGAGGATAAGGAAGCTATCTCTGCCCTCCTTGATGGTATTCCTGTTCTTGGCTCTCTTTTTGAGCGCCATACTCCGGAGCAGATCGACGCTATTCTTGATGAACAGTTGTCGGGAAACGGAAGCGCTGAATCACGTTCGAAGGAAACCGCGAAATACGGAAATGCCAAGAGCGACGTGGACCGAGCGTTTGATGAGCTAATTGCGACTAAGTAAGGTTTGCGTGAGACCGCTGGCACCCCGGTCGGGAAAATAGGGTGCCGCACTTTTTAAGGAGGCAGAATGGCTAGAAAAGCCAAAGAACCCAAAGCTGGTCGTGTATCTATGCAAGACCTAATGACCCTAGTTAACAAGAAAGCCGGCCGAAATGTCGCGCATGATCTCACAGGCGAAAACCCGACAGAAGTGAAGGAATGGATCCCGACCGGCTCTCGCTGGTTAGACTCTATTGTCTGCAAGGGTAAGGTGGCCGGTATTCCTGTCGGAAAAGTCTCGGAACTTGCGGGCCTTGAGAGCACGGGCAAATCTTATATGGCAGCACAAGTGGCCGCAAACG